CCGCTACGGCTTTGTCTTTTGTTGCTTTAGCATGTGCACGACTTGCTGCCAATAGTGCGGGAGTAATAACTGTATCCTGATGATGCCCGTTCAGTGAATGCATTAAGATTACCATATGACGTTTTGCCTCGCTAGATAACGCCGGGACTGATGCTTTATGGGCAACTAATGCTTCCTTAACCTCTTCTCTAGTTAAGTTTGATCCTCCTACCGCTGCATTAAATACGGCATCGATTGCAGTAATTTCGGCTGAAATTGCAGCTGCAGCTGCAGCTGCAGTTGCGCCTCCGCTATACTGCCGATACGTACGGCGTCTACGATTATTGCGGCTTTTGGAATTTTTAGATTTCCTTAATCTATTGTATGACTTGCCGTGCTTCATTTGTTGGTTTTATACTTTTATAATATATAATATATATAATATACTATTTATAATTTATAATATATGGATACGAAAAATTTATTTATTTTTTAATTTTTATCTGAACGCATTACAATTATTTACGTTGAAATTAATATAATATAAAATTGAACTTAAAGACCGACGTGAATATGTAATGTAGCTATATCATATTTGTATTACTTTCGATGGCGGACCTTGACGACGACTGGGAAACATTCAAGCGAAATATGAAATTCGGAGATGAAGTGGAATCTTCGGCGGATGCATTACCTTCATTGCATATGTCGGATTCTTCAGATGCTAGAGATAGTACTAGCACCCAGGCGACTCCAAAATGCAGCGACATTTACATTTCAACAACGACAAAAATTGCCCATTTGGATCGGGAAATCGATATCAAAAAAGTATTCTGGGAAATCCCGGTAATACGTTACGTCGACCCGGTTGAAGGCGTCATCAAAAAACAAATCAAATTTTCAACAACCGATCGTGCAGACTATGCAGAAGTCATGGCTCGTATCGCAAACGAACGTTATTGCGACAATCAAGAAATAGAACATATCGATAATCCAGAAGGACGAATCAAGTTCAAAGACCAACGCAAAATAAGTGTTGGTATTTCAAAAAAGGATATTTTATGCTACCGAAGCAAAAAAAAACGCGCATTCTTCAACTGTTTTGTCATGATCATTCGAATACTATCATGCGATGAAAATGGTGCAGCAGCAGACATCAATCAAGGTTCATGTGTTTCACATCTTCCCGAATTCAAAGAAATGCATGTAAAAATATTTAATACGGGAAAATTGGAAATTCCCGGTATACAGAACATTCAAACGCTCAACTACGTTCTCGAAGTTGTTACTCGCATACTGCGACCGGCCGTATCTCCGGATCTGTCCTATTTGCAAGGCGAGTGCGATACCGTTCTCATCAATTCGAATTTCAACTGCGGGTTTTACATTGACCGGGATAAGTTGCACGAAATTCTAAAATACAAGTATCGAATCAACAGTAACTACGACTCGTGTTCCTATCCCGGCATTCAGTCCAAATTTTATTACGTCTACGGCCGAGCTGTTCAAAATGGTCAACAGCCGCATTATACCAAAACCGAAACCAAGCCGGAGTTCTGCGAGATTTCATTCATGATCTTTCGAACGGGTAGCGTACTTATTGTCGGGAAATGCTCGGAAGAAATTTTGTACGTCATTTACAACTTCTTGAAGGCGTTACTGGAAGAAGAGTACGACCAAATCGTTAATCGAGACCACGATGAGTGTGACAACAATCTGCTTCCAAGTTCAGGATCGTTAAAAAAACAGCAGAACTCGAAAATTCAGCGACGTATTATAACATGCTCCGAAACTCATTCGACTGCATATTAACTAAACTAACAATGCGTGCATACAAAAACCACGCGCCCATGATGTCCGTGCGGATCGTCCGTATTTGGATTGGGATAAATAATATCACTAACTGTCCGGCCATGAATATGAAATAACTGACTTTTTTTAACAAGTTCTCTCATTCGATCCCATTCCTGCTTTCGTTCCAGGTCATCGTAGATGGTAACAAGAACGTGCGTGCAAATGTGTTGCGACAATCGTTTCATTCCTTCATCCGCCGGCATGTTCATAACAGATCGAATAAACTCCGAATGCAATGATAGCGGAATGTTGCTGTAATCGTCGAATACGGTGCATGAAACACTCAATAATAATGTGACCGGAATGTTGGTATTGTTATTATTGTTCTTATTACTACTCATATTAGTATTTGTTCCACATCTATTATGTGAATGATGCATAGGGTTTGTTTACTGGTTAACTAGTGAAATAACTAAAATAAGTTTATATGGTTTTACGTTAAACTTATTTTATTGGTTATTGTTATGGGGACTTGAGAGAATCGAACTCCCGACCTCTTGCACCCAAAGCAAGCATCATACCCCTAGACCAAAGTCCCTTTTAAGTTTTATTTTTTGTCAGGTTTTCAGTTTTTTCTTTTTATTTAGTTTTAGTTTTGGTTTTATTATTTTAAATTTTATCATTTTAAACAAGTCAAATTACTTGGCGTTAAATTACTTAGCGGCAGCGACGGCGGCACCACCAGCGACAGACTTGGCAGCAGTTGAAAAGTGAGGGGACATGAAACGCTGCAAGTTAAAGTAGGTCAGCTCGTCACCGTCCTTGAGCTTGAGGAGCTTCTTCAACTTGGCATCGGGCAAGATGCGACGACCGTTGTCCTTGTCCTGCAACTTGTTGTCGCGAATGTAGGCGTTGATCTCGCGAGTAACCTCGGTCCTGGCCATTTCAGAACCGCTGCTCTTGCCAAGGAAGGCAGCAAGCTCGTTGGAAATCAGGGTAGGCTTGACGAAACCGGAAGGCTGGCGGTTGATGTTCTTGCGGCGCTTCTTCTCACTGGCCTTGCGAGCAACACGGAGCTCACGCTCGACCTGGCGCTCAATGCCCCTCAGCTCAGAACGGAGAGCTGCGATTGCGGAAACAAGGGTCTGTAACTTGCTGTGAGATGCAGCAAACAAGCTGCCCTCCTGGGCGACTCCAGTCACGGGAGCGCTGGCAACGTTCTGCTGAGACGAATCAGCAGACGGGGCTCCAGAAACGGGAGCGACCTTGGCTGCCTTGACAACCTTGGGCTTAGATTCAGAAGCAGCGGCGACAGGAGCAGTGGCCGCAGCGGGAGCGGGCTTGGGGGTCTTGGGCTTCTGGGCAGCGGGACTGGCAGAAGAAGCAGAAGTAGAAGAGGCAGCGACGGGGGCTGAAGACGAAGAAGATTGTTTGGCCATTTTAATTGACGGATTTGAGAGCTTGTTGGTTTGGTGTTTTATACTCTTAGTAGTAAGGTTTGTTTAAGTTATTTTGACACTTAATATATTATATTTATTCATCCACATTCTTTTGTTACGTTGATCCATGTGTAAAATATTGTTGTTTAAAAATATATAAAAAGTAATAAAATCGAAAAATCGGAAAATCGGAAAATCGAAAATAATTTAAATATAGATTTAATAATCATCATCTCTCGAAAAAACGGTCGTAGAATCTTTCACGTAAACTGTATGTTCAAATTGTGCGGTAATGCTTCCAGAGTCGGTACACAGCGGGGGGTAGCTGAGCAATATCCCATTCTTTACAAGGAGCGATACGGGGGTTCGATCACACGATTGCATATATCTCTCGCAAAACGGTAAAGTTCTAAACCGGGTACGTATTTGAGAGAATACTCTCTGAACCGATTGAATTCTGAAGATAGGGATACGATTTCGAAGTTCTGCCGCAGAGTACTTTGCCAGCTGAGGGTCTAACCTAAAAATAGTACTTTCCCCGCGCTCATCAACTTCAACTTGTCTCGTAGTCGAAACACTTTTTTTTTCCGGAAGTCTGGCACCAAACGTTTCAATTGCATACACACCTTCTTTGAATCTCTCGTTTTTATCGTCCACTGCATTCTGTACTGACGGCAGTCTTACATCTCCGTGGATTATTTCATGTTTTATATCATGACCTGTCAAATTGTAAATTGGAAACACCCCGTCGTGTGACCGTATCAACTCTTCAATGGAAGCACTCCAGTCCGATATCCGAACATCTATTCCGATATTGCGAATACCCAACTCAGTTGCATCTTTCATACAAGAAATGAGAGAATCGCAATCATCAACCGTAAATGAATGTGAATTACAATGTGTTCGCCTTAACAGTCCTTGTATTGAATGTGAAGAAGGTGAAGAATGTGAAGGTGAATCAATACGAGTTGTAAATGCGGAATCAACAATCCATCCATTCACTTCCGTTCCGAAATCCACCTTTACGATATCTGAATGCGAGAGAACAGCGTGGGTATCCTGTGAATGGGGATGATAGTGCGCAGCACAGTCGTTCACAGACAGCCCCACTGGGAATCCGATTCCGCCATTTATACTATACCCATTTACTGCATCTATCGCGATACTTGCATACGCTTTTGTCTCCGTTTCAATAAAATTTGCGATATCAATTAACTTGGCTCCTGGAACCAATATGTTTGAATCTCTCATTTTTCGGCGAACATGTTTGTGAATATCTCCTGCGATTCGAAGCGAATCAGATGTTGTTGGCATAGTGTTGTTGATATATGTATTATTTATTATATTACATGTAGATATCTATTGATTTTAATTGGTTATCTTGGTAGGTAGTTATATTCTCAATCCAATGTGATTACATTACATACCGCCCATAAACTATCTAAGTCTCCGCGCGATTCGATTCCAAGTCCGAGTTCGAGTGGAATTGCAACGGATCGAATACGTATCCATCGAATGAATGAGTCTCCGATCATACCACCTTGCGATGCAAAAATAGAATATGAAGCGGTTATGATAGTACCGGGAGTTTTTGTATTCGATGACAGCGAACCGTATTCGCCGAACAGTTGTGCGTTGGAACTAAGCGACTGCCATGTTTGATCCAGTGCGGGATTTGGATCGGTTACGGGATCCGGATTGGAGTTCACTGGACTAAGTTCTGTTAACGCGTACTGGATTTCATACGTGTAACTTACTGTCAGGTCTCCACCAGAGTAGGCTGGCGTAGTCCAGCTTAAAAATAGTACTCCTTTACCGTCACTCAAGCTTTTTATCATTTGAGCAGTAACATTTGTGGGAGGGTCTGGGCGATACGGTCGCTTGCTACATTTATCGGTAATAAATACTTCGGGACCGTATCCCAGCATGTTTCCGGAACTAAGTGCAAGATCAAACAATTCATTTGTTTTGAATTTTACAAACGGGAGGGTAGCCGAACGGTCACTGCTCGGATACGTTATTATTGTTTGATCCCACATGTCATTACCAGATGGATCCGTATACCGACTTGATATTACGTTCGGAACAGACGCATTACCCGAATTAACGCCCACGCCGTTCCGGTTATAACTTGCAACTGTCGGGTAAATTACTGCGTCTTTCAGCGGAGGTTCTTCCGTGGAAGTGAGCATCGTCATAAAGCTGGTTGTTCGTGTTCGTAGCCGGTACGTGGTTACAGGGTACCCACCATCGGATACCGGCGCGTTCCAAAATATCGTGGACTGCTGTTCTCCGCGCTGGATTCGAAACAGGGCGGGGGGGTCCGGGACACGACCTGGGGTTTGGCGCGTTTGGGCGTACTCTCCAATTGCGATGCCCGTATCCGGTCCGCGTAAAATATGGTTCACTGCAGCGACCTGAAAATCGTACGGTACACCGTTCACTAATGGTTGCTGTTCTTGAAACGGCGCAAAAGAGGGATCCAGACGGTTATATATATTGACCGAAACGTCGCGCACCGCGTTTGTGTAGTTGTATTGAACTCCTCGATACGCATTCCGTTCAAACAGCTGGTCAGGATTAGCATTGGAATAAAGTGTATCTCTACCCGTTTCAGCTATTGTTATCGAATACGAATTGAGCGTACTATTTACGTCTAGTTTTTCTGCGGCGTGCGGATAAACAAGCTGATGCCAGTACAAGTCATTATATGGACGATATCGCACCACAAAATAATTTTTCAGACGATTGTTGTTGCCGTCGAGGGGGTACGCGCCATTCAAAGGGTACCCGTTGTTCAAACTAGCATCGTTCCACCTCCATGATAACTTCGCGGTCTGGTCTGCAATTGTAGCGCTTAAATCTAGGACAGGTTTGGCAAAAGTATTTGGAATTACTGTAGCATATATTTCAGTGGAATTCGCACGTTCAGGAATCCACCGAATCCCGACATCGTTTTGAACCCCGATGCGAATACTGTATGGGACATCATTTAAAAGTGGGGTTTGAATAGGAATTGGCGGATTGGCCGATAAATCGCCGTAATAGTCCACGACGAGGTTTCTTGAAAACTCGGGAGTACTGCGCAACCCGGGCGAAATTTGACGCTGCGATAATGGAAAAACCCGTTTTGTGAAATAAATATCGTTTGAACTTTTGTAATGAACAACGTAATTTTCCAGTTCGTATCCACCGTCGTACTGAGGCGGCGTCCATTCTAAAAAAATACGACCGTTGTTTCTCGCATTGATCGAATAAACGAAATCCGTGCTAATGTTTGCTGTAAATGGACCGGGAATATCTCCCGGTTTGACAACGACGGGACCGTTATAATCTGCTACACCAACATCATTCACGGCGGCAACTTGGAACTGGTAGTATGTTCCATTTGAGAGATTTGTAACTACCGTTGATTGTAAGGCCCCTGAAATTTCAACCGGGGTTGTCCATGCCGAAGCCGGTTCTCGAATGGATGAAAGGATTGGGACTTTATTTACAACGTCAATTGTAATGGACCTGTATCGCAATAAGTATTTAGTAATGGGGTATCCACCGTCATACGGTTTTATCCAGTAAACTGTGGCAAGAGTAGACCCTCGACTAGCATAGACTTCAAACGTACTTGCGTTAAGTGTTGCAGGAACCGTGCCTGGAAATGCTAATTTTAACTCAGAATATTGACCCATACCGAAACTATTCACGGCTGCGACCCGGATTTGGTATTTTCCACCCTTTGTTAGTTGCGTGATAAGGTAACTTATGCGTCCTGTAACGGGATCCACTACAGATGCAGATGACGTATTCGCCAGTATCAATTCTTTAGTAATATATTCGACGTAGTTGGTGAGAGAATATTGAATACGATAACTTTTAATTGCGTATCCTCCGTCGTTTGGGGGGTACCATTGGACGAGAACGTTAATGTTTCCATCGCTGTCAATAACATTGGACGTACTTATATTTATCGAACTTGGGGTTGTTGGAACAATAGTGAACCGCGCTGTTATACTATCGGTCACATAATTGGCAGTTGCTGCTTGGGTTGCGGTAATTGTAACGGTACCTGCTTGTAAAATAGTTACAGTAGATCCAGATACGGAAGCTATAGTTGGATCAGAACTAGCATACGAAAATGCGCCCGTGCTATTGGATACTGGTTGTGTTAGGGCAAACGTGCTGCCGCTTGAATAAAGTCGGGTTGCAATATTGAACCCAGTTATGGTTGGAGATGGTGTTATAAAACATGAAGTACTGTATGTAAATAAATTTTCACCTCCCATGTATCCATTATAATAACAGTAAATGCTTAGTGTATTAAAATTACTATTAACCTGAACCGTTAGGTTTCCATAATAAAAATCATAAGAAACTCCATTAACCAATTTTGTTAATTTTTTACTGCTATCTCCAGTATAAGTAATACTACCTGTTAATCCGGTATTCAATAAAGCCATGGGATGATTTTCATCTATATTTTGTAAAACATATGTACCAATTCCTAGTCCATATACTATAGTCGAATCGTATGAAGTCGAACCATTGAGCACATATTTGTTTCCATCAGATGCTATTATATTTACAGTGGATGGATTTGTTAAACACACTAGTGTTGCGCTGTTAATGGTGAATAACGCCGTTATATTACTGGTAGCATAATTTGTAGTTTCCGCCTGTGTTGCGGTAATTGTAACGGTACCTACTTGCAACATGGTTACAGTAGTTCCTGATACTCTTGCGATATCCCTATTCGAACTCTCATACGAAAACGACCCCGGTCTAGTTGAAGTTGGTTGATTCAATGTAAATGTGCCACCGCTTGAATACGTCCGTGCATCAACACTGAAATTAGTGAGAGTTGTTACTGCCTTATTGATAGTGAATGAAGCAGTTGTAGTACCAGACGTATAATTAATAGTTTCTTCCTGGGATGCGGTAATTGTAACAGTACCTGCTTGTAAAATAGTTACAACATCTCCAGATATAGAAGCTATGTTTGAATCAGAACTCTTATATGAAAACGCGCTCGGACTATTGGATGATGGTTGTGTTAGGGTAAAAGTTCCACCGCTGGAATAAGACATATTTGCGATATTGAAACTTGTGATCGTAGTTGTTGCTTTATTAATAGTCAATGTCGCAGTTGTAGTGCCGGATGTATAATTTGTAGTTGCTGCTTGGATTGCATTAATTGTAACAGTACCTGCTTGTAAAATAGTTACAGTAGATCCAGATACACTGGCAATTTTTTCGTCAGAACTAGCATACAAAAACTCGCTCGGACTATTTGAGGTGGGTCGTGTTATTGTAAATGTGCCACCGCTTGAATATGTCCGTGCAGCAATACTGAAACTGGGTATAATTGGACTTGCTTTATTAACAATTAACGTTGTAGTTACAGTACCAGACGCATAATTTGCAGTTTCGGCCTGGGTTGCGATAATTGCAGCATTACCTGTTTTTAAAATAGTTACAATATTTCCAGATATAGAAGCTATGTTTGCATCAGAACTCTCATATGAAAACGCGCCGGTGCTATTGGATGATGGGGGTGTTAGGGTAAACGTGCCGCCGCTTGAGTACGTCTGTTCACCAATAGTGAAATTAGTGATGGTTGGACTTGGTTTTTCAATACCTGGCGTAATAGTCAATGAGGTGGTTATACTACTACTGGTCACATAATTTGTACTTTCCACCTGAGTCGCGGTAATTGTAACGGTACCTGCTTGTAAAATATTTACAGTAGATCCAGATACGGAAGCTATAGTTGGATCAGAACTAGCATACGAAAATGCGCCCGTGCTATTGGATATTGGTTGTGTTAGGGCAAACGTGCTGCCGCTTGAATAAACTTGATTTGCAATACTGAAATTGGTAATAATTGGTTTTGCTTTATTAATAGCCAATGTCGCAGTTTTAGTACCAGACGCATATTTTGAGGTTTCGGCCTGAGTCGCGGTAATTGTAACGGTACCCGCGTTTAAAATAGTTACAGTAGACCCAGATACTCTGGCAATGTTTGTATCAGAACTTTCATATAAAAATGAACCGGCGCTATTGGATAATGGTGGCGTTAGAGTAATTGTGCTGCCGCTTGAATACGTCTGTTCACCAATACTGAAATTAGTTATGGTTGGAGTTGTTTTATTAATAGTTAACGCTGCAGTTACAGTACCGGACGTAAAATAGTCAGTTTCGGCCTGGGTTGCGGTTATTGTAACGGTACCTGATTGTAAAATAGTTATAGTAGACCCAGATACTACAAAAGCTATGTTTTTATTAGAACTCTCATACGAAAACGCGCCGGGACTATTTGAGGTTGGTTGTGTTATTAGGGTAAACGTGCCGCCGCTTGAATACGTCTGTTCACCAATACTGAAATTAGTGATGGTTGGGTTTGCTTTATAAATAGTGAATGTCGCAGTTACACTACCCGACGTATAATTGGCAGTTTCGGCCTGGGTTGCGGTAACCGCAAGAGTACCTGCCTTTAAAATAGTTACAGTAGACCCAGATACTCTGGCAATGTTTGAATTAGAACTAGCATATGAAAACGCTCCTGTGCTATTGGATATTAAGTATCCGACTGAACCGGAATTTTTAACACTTATGGCAGATGGTTCTGTTATGGTAAACGTGTCACCGCTTACATACGGCCGATCTGCTATAGTAAATCCAGTGATTGTTGGGGATGATTTATTAATAGTCAGTCTCGCAGTTATGCTACCAGACGTATAATTTGTAGTTTCCGCTTGGGTTGCGGTAATTGTAACAGTACCTGCGTTTATAATAGTTATAGTAGATCCTGATACAGAAGCGATGTTTCTATTAGAACTAGCGTACAAAATTGTGCCTGTGCTATTGGATGACGGTTCTTTTATGATAAACACGCCGCCACTTGAATACGTCTGTGCATCAATACTGAAATTACTGATGGCTGGGGTTGCTTTATTAATAGTGAATGAGGCCGTTATATTAGCGGCCGCGTAATTTGTACTTTCCGCCTGTGTTGCGGTAATTGTAACGGTACCTGCTTGTAAAATAGTTACAGTAGATCCATTTACAGAAGCTATGTTTGTATTAGAACTAGCATACGAAAACGCACCAGATCTATTTGAGGTTGGTTGTGTTAGGGTAATTGTGTCACCGCTTGAATACGTCCGATTTGCAATACTGAAATTAGTGAGAGTTGATATTGCTTTATTAATAATTAACGTTGTAGGTAGAGTGCCAGACGTATAATTTTCAGTTTCCGCCTGGGTTGCGGTAATTGTAACAGTACCTGCTTGTAAAATAGTTACAATATTTCCAGATATAGAAGCTATGTTTGCATCAGAACTCTTATATGAAAATACGCCGGTGCTATTGGATGATGGTTGCGGTAGAGTAAAAGTTCCGCCGATTGAATACGTCTGTGCACTAATATTGAAATTGATGATTGGGTTGGCTTTACCAATAACTAACGATGCGGTTATACTACTAGACGTATAATTTGCAGATGCAGCTTGGGTTGCGATAATTGTAGTGGTTCCTATTCGTAAAATAGTTACAGTATTTCCAGATACGCTGGCAATTTTGGGATCAGAACTAGTATATGAAAACGCGCCTGGACTATTTGAAGTTGGTCGTGTTAGGATAAACGTGCCGCCGCTTGAATATGCGTACGGTGGAATAGTAAAATTAGTGATGGTTGGAGATACTGGATATACTATTGAACCTAAACCCGTAATACTTATTATTCCTTTCATCGTTGGATGGAACTGACAAGCATAGTATAAAGTACTTGGGGCATCATTTGGAACCGCAAATATAATAGTGCCGCTTTCTATTCCATTATTAGTGACGCCCGAATTATATATATTACTACTACTATATCCACCTGGAACTGTTTGAATCCAGAAAGGATGTCCAACTGCATTTATTATTAGTTTATAGGTACGTCCACGAACTAAGTTTATAGTATCATTAATTACATCAGTTGTCGCCATATTTAGTTTGTCTTGATAATTTAATTTATATTTATTGTATTACTTATTTTTTAATTGAATAATTAACAAAATACAAAATTAAAATTATAAAAACAAATTGACTGTCATTTGTATTTATATTATATGTACATTATAGCAAGCAACAACAAATTATACGAATGGCAATAATAACCACGACAAAACTATCAGAATCAGATCCGACCCCGAAACCCAAGCCCAATTCAAGTTCTAGATGCAGATGCGACTATGAAGGATGCAAGAACAAACGCGCCCCAATTATTGGGGATTGTTGTTATTGCACTCTGAAGTATTGCACGCAACACCGCCTTCCGGAATTACACCAGTGCGACAATCTGGACGCGTGCTGCAAAAAAGCACAAAAAGAAAACAGCGATCGACTGAAGGCTCAATCGCTCAGTAACGTGCAAAAAGTTTGAGTTAATAAACGGGCCATAAAATAAATCTTATTCATTCATTTTTATTTAAATATAATATATCCTATAAAAGTATTTAAAATACTTCAGACTTCAGACTTCAGACTTCAGACTTCAGACTTCAGACTTCAGACTTCAGACGGACAACGTGTATCTAAACATAATTACTTACCATGAATTTAGAACTTTCAAAATTCGACATGCGGTCGATCAGTTTCAAACCGAATGAAAACAAGGGTCCAGTTATCGTTCTCATCGGACGAAGAGATACAGGTAAAAGTTTTTTGATTCAGGATTTAATGTATTACCATCAGGATATTCCAATTGGAACCGTCATTTCGGGAACAGAAGCGGGAAATAACTTTTTCGGCGAACATGTGCCCAAACTGTTTATTCATGACCAATATAATACCGCAATTATCGAAAACATTTTGAAACGCCAAAAAGCCGTTTTAAAACAAATGAAGAAGGAAATCGAAACCTACAAAAAATCGTCCATTGATCCGCGCACGTTTGTTGTGCTGGATGATTGTTTGTACGACAATAAATGGACCAAAGACGTCATGATGCGTCTGCTGTTCATGAACGGCCGTCACTGGAAGATAATGCTCGTGATTACAATGCAGTACCCGCTCGGTATTCCGCCCAACTTGCGTACCAATATCGACTACGTGTTTATTTTGCGCGAGCCGTATATTGCCAACCGCAAACGCATTTACGAGAATTATGCCGGTATGTTTCCAACATTCGAGTCGTTTTGTCAAGTTATGGACCAGTGCACTGAAAATTTCGAATGTCTTGTTATCAACAATAACGTCAAATCAAATAAACTGCAAGATCAAATTTTCTGGTACAAGGCGCAACACCACGGTCCGTTTAAATTGGGCTCAAAAGAGTTCTGGGATATTTCAAAGAATATGAACTCGGATGATGAAGAAGAAGTATACGACCCGGCCAATATCAAGAAGAAAGGCCAAGGACCCAAAATAAAGGTAAGTAAGAACAAGACAGGTGGTGGATGGTAAAAGGAAAAAGAGAGAATTGATATTATGATTATAGTTACATAGTTACACAATAATAATAATACATTAAAAATAATAATAGAATTTAAATTTTAAAGGCTAATTCAGTCAATCCTCTTTTAATTTGTCTTCGGACTCGGACGACTGGTCGCGACGCTTCATTCGGTCTAGAATCTCGGTTGCGCCATAATCGCCGCCGGTCGAGGTGACGATATTATCGCCTTCAAACAGTTCGCGTTTCACTTCCTCGGACGTGCTATACAAATCGGCTTCATTGACGAGCGCGACATTGACAAGATCGCCATCCTTGTTCATGATCTGTGTCAACTTGTTTCCTGATTTCTCAGCGTTACGTTTGTTCTCTTCCATGGCCTTTTGTTTGGTGTCTTTGATGCGTCGGTCGAATTCCAGCTTGGCCTTTTCTTCATTTGTCTTCTTCTCTGACATCAACTGGTTCAGCGTCTCTTCCATGTACTCCACCCGACCGGTCTTGTACGCATCCGGATGGAACGGCATCCACATTCCCACGGGGCCTACATAAACGTCGTGATTGGGGTCAACTTCGCGCAACATTTTACACCTCAGCTCGGCCTCTTTTTGGGTGGGGTAAACGCCGCGCACCTTGATTCCGCGAATGGAGGTTTGAAAATCGTGTTTGGAATTGAACTCGCCTTCAAGGTGTTCCTCGTTATTATCTACAAACGTCTTGTATTCTTCCGCAATACGAGTAGATTCGAGATCGGCCTTTTCCTCCTTGATGAATGATTGCAAGTCTTCATAGAGAGAATTGAACTCTACGTTGTACTTGAACGCCACAAAGTTCAAAAACTGGGTATACTTTTCAACCGATTTATTAAACTCCCACGACTTAAGAAACTCCCTGAAAAAGAAATGACTCTTTTGTTCTAAAATATCCTCTGGGGAAACAAAAGACAAGCACGCGAATTTTTGACCCGCGATGGGTTTATCTTCTTCGAGCAAGTCGACATAAGCGGGGCTTGCTTTGGGGGTAACTCCTTTAGGAACTGATGCTGATCCTGATGATGATGATGATGATGATGGCGGTGTCATGGTATATAATTATTAAAAGTATTTGGGATTGGGTTTAAGTATTTTCAATACGTACATATTATAGATATTATAAGAAGCATATTTCGGAAGCATTCAAAAACGAAATATTGAAACAATGAAACAATGAAACAATTGAAATAATTAAAGTATACTGAATATTTTTTTCTTTTTTATAATTATAAAAATATTTACAATTAGTATAACCGCACAACTACATATATAAAAATGTCCAACGTTTTTGATTTAGGAGAACTTGTCAAACGCACTATTAAGTATTTGGTCGAAGGTATTATGGTTGCAATCGCAGCATATGCTATTCCCAAACGGTCATTGAATCTTGATGAAGTTGCACTGATCGCATTAACTGCTGCAGCGACATTTAGCATTCTCGACACATACATCCCCAGCATGGGTGTTTCTGCCCGTACCGGTGCAGGATTCGGTATCGGCGCCAACCTTGTTGGATTCCCCACGCCACTCAAGCTGTAAACTTCAAGCTTTAAAATAAAATTAAAATAGTAATAAAATAATTAATTCATTTATAATTATAACTGAAATAAAATAAGTAAAAGCGTTACTTTATTTTATTTATTAATATACATTAAACAAACATGAACATCCTTCTTATTGATAAACGGGTCCAGGACTACGAAACAATCGTCGCCGCGATCGATCCCGCTTTAGCGGCCGGCGTTGTTTTTGATTATTATGAAGATACGTTCGACACAGTGAAAACGCGAATGCGTGAACTCGGAATTGCATCGCCTTCGGTAGGTCTCATCCAGCACAATTATAAAGCGCCGATGTTTACTATGCTCGCATCGGCGGATGTATCGCCTGTCGCGCAAGTTGCCACACAGGACCCCGACCTTGCGGCATGGACCCAGTTCCGAGACTTTATCACGTGGTGCAAGACCGATCACGGTGCTGCGCATTTCGATATGATGGCCTGCGCTCTGTATTCTGACCCGGATTGGAAATACGTGATCGATACGCTGACCACGCAGACTGGCGTGACCGTGCGCGCATCCACCGACAACACTGGCGCTGCCTCACTCGGAGGAGACTGGTTCCTCGAGTCGCATACTGGCGTGAACTTGAAAACCATGTACTTCACTGAATCAATTGAGGAGTATCGAGGAATTTTGTATATTAATAACTACAATAATCGGAAATATTCAACCAAAGTGCTTGCCGCAGGCACTGTAGTCCCATGGGGCAAGTCAGGTGCTGGTGGGACACTACCCACTAATATGGAT